AATTGGTATGATTATTTAGTGTCTAAAGGCGTTAAGTTTGTTTGGAATGAACGTGTGTTTAAAGTTGACTTTGAATCTAATTTAGTCTATGTAACTGTTAAAGGCAAAGAAGGACAATATGCTATTGAATATAATGAATTAATTTTTGGAGTAGGTAAATCAGGTATTGACTTTGCTCAAAGTATTCAAGACGAATATCAACTAGAAACTGAACCTAAATCAGTACAAATTGGAGTTCGATTTGAAGCACCACAAAAACATTTTCAAAAACTAATTGATATTAGTTATGATTTTAAATTGTATCGTAAATTTGAAGATAAAGGTGTTTCATTACGCTCGTTTTGTACTAATAATAATGCCGCTTATGTTGCTGTAGAAGACACTTACGGTAATCATTCCTATAATGGTCATGCTAAAAAAGATCCTAAATATAGAAATGACATGACTAACTTTGGTATTATTATGGAAATTAATAATATTGGAGATCCATTTGCTTGGTCACGTAAAGTAGTAAATGAATTACAATATGCAGGAACAGGTTTATATTATAGTCCAACTCGTAAACCATCAACTACATCAGAAGGTGAAAGAGTTAGTTCTGTTCAAATTGATAATCTAAGTATTATACAACAAGGAATGGGTGAATATTGGGATTATATTGAAGACTTTATTGAGGATATGAAAAAAGTATTTCCAACATTACAAGATGATTGGGGTGTTTATGTTCCTGAAGTAAAATATCTATCACCTGAACCACTTGTTTATCATAGTGATTTAGCTCTAGTTGAATACCAGAATGTTCACTTTGTAGGAGATGCTTTATCAGCTCGTGGTATTACAGTATCAGGTGCTCAAGGTATTTTATCTGTATCTAAATTGATTAATAAAGGATGTGAGTGGGATAATTTGCATGGTGATATTATTAGCTGGAAATAATAATTAAATATTTATTATAAAATATAAATATGATAAAATTAGTAAATTTATTAAAGGAAGAAATAAATTTAGATAAATATATTGAAGATTGGTTAGGAAGAGGAGGAGTACATGATGATTCTTCAATTAACAGAGTATTTGTTTTAAAACTAAACCAATTAGGATACAAAGATTTTGGAACAACATATAGAGTTTTATACATTGAAGATATTCATAAAATCCCTGATTTAAAAGAATATATTTGGAAAAAATATAACGGAAAGTATATTTCATTTTCTAAAACTTTAGAAGGAGCATATAAATTTATGGACCAATTAATATCTAATGATTTACTTAAACAAGGAGAAACATTTGTTGTAATAAAACAAAAATCCAATTACTCCGATTTAAGCAAATGGGTACAAGATAAAATTAAAGAAGCTGGAGGCCCATGGGAATTTGCTGCTACTAAAGACCATTGGACATCAGGCTTATATAGAGAAACTCAAAAAACACAAGAAGTATTAGCGGTATTGAACAGTAATTTTGAAATAGAAGGACAATATTCTAAAAGAGGAAAAAAACTTAATTACTAGAATTATAGAAATAATGTTTGGCCTTTTATAAAAAATATGTTATATTAATATTATGAGTGATAAAAATAAATTTCAACCAAGTAAAAAATTAGTAAAAGCTGATGGTACTATTGCTTGGGTTTGGGAAGGGAAATTGCACAATATGGAAGAAGCAGCTTTAATCCATCCAAATGGTAAAAAAGAATATTATATTCATGGTATTCAATATAGTCATGATGATTGGAAAGAAAGAAGACGTAATCGTGAAGGTCTTCCATGGTACAAAACAGCAATGGGTCAGGCAGGTCAAAATAGAAACTAATATGAAGATAGGATTGTGTGGAACAATGAGTGTAGGTAAAACTACATTGGTAAATGCTTTGAAAGAATTACCTGAATTTGCAAATTATAATTTTGCTACTGAACGTTCTAAGTACTTGCGTGATTTAGGTATTCCATTGAATACTGATTCAACATTAAAAGGTCAATTTGTATTTTTAGCTGAACGTTGTGCTGAGCTAATGCATGATGATATTATTACAGATCGTACTGTAATTGATGTTATGGCGTTTACTAAAGCAGCTAAATCAATTGATTATTATGAGGCTGAAGCATTTTGTGATGCTGCTTATAAATTAGTTGAAGAATATGATTATATTTTTTATGTATCTCCTGTTGGTGTTGAAATGGAAGACAATGGAGTTAGAACTACTGATTTGAAATATAGAGAAACTATTGACAGTATTATCCATTTGATTTTATATAGAAGTAATCATAAAATTAAAAAACTAGTTGAACTTTCAGGTAGTACTGAAGAACGTGTAGCAAAAATTAAAGAAACAATTTTTGGTTAATATTTATGGACATGAAATTGTCTGAATTAAAAAAACAAATTAAAGATAACATATACGAAATTTTATCTGAAGAATCAGTAACAGAAAATTTTGGTCCTGCAGTTCAATCAACTGATCCTAAAGCTAGAGAAATTGAGGATAAAATTAATAAAGATCCAAAATTTGCAAAACAAATAGCCCAAATAATAGCTCAAGCTGAAAAAGGAGGTGATACTACAAAATTATTAGGTCAAATGACTGGACTTTTTGAATCAGATGATGAAGACCAAGAACCATCAAAAGCAGAATTAGAAAAAAAAGATTCAATCACTACTGCTTCAAATAAATTACAAAAACTTGTAACTAAAATGAAAGAATTAGCTAAAGAATACACTGAAGCTAAAGGTGATAAAAAAGAAAAAATTAAGGATGAATTAAAAAAATTAACTGCTGATAAAAAAGCATTAGAAAAAATTATTCTTCCTTCTTCTGAAGAAGATTAATATGAAAAAGTTTATTTTGCAATTGGTTTTAGTGTGTTTAGTAGGTGTAATAATCTACGGGTTATTTACTTACAAACAAGGTTATTCCTCAAACAAAGATAAACAATACCAAAAAACTATAGATTCTTTAACAATTGAAATTAGTAAAAAAGATACAATAATTTCAACTTTAGATTCTACTAGAAAAGTTTTAGATTCATTAATTGCCATAGATAAAGCTAAATTAGCAGGTATTGCTAAAAAAGCTCAACAATATAAAGATCAATATGAAAAAGAACGTGATCGCCTTAATAATATGTCTGATGATGATATCATCAGTACTTTCACAACAGCGTTTAAGTGATTCAACAGTAATAGTTCCTATTAAATCCTTAAAAAATGCTTTATTAGTTAAAGTTGATAGAGATAATCTTAAAAAAGAATTAGTAGTTGCTCGTGACTCTATTTCTGTAATGGAAAAAGTTATTCTTAAACAGGATACTGCTTTGTTTATTTGTGATACTACTCGAATTGTTTTAGAAAGTAAAATAGGAGATTTAAAAGGCACTATTAAAGCTAAAGATGGACAGATTGAAGAAAGAAATAAAAAAATATCTGATCTAGAGTCTAAATTTAAAGGAGCAATAGTTGCTTTAGGTTTAGCAAGTTTAGGATTTATTATAGCCCTTTTATGAGTCAAGACTTAAGACAAATAATAAGAGAAGAATACATTAAGTGCGCCCAAGATCCGGCCCACTTTATGAAAAAATACTGTAATATTCAGCATCCACAAAGGGGTCGAGTAATATTTAATTTATATCCTTTCCAAGATAAAGTATTAAATCTATGGAAAGATAATCCATATTCAGTTGTATTAAAATCTCGTCAGTTAGGTATATCAACCTTAGCCGCTGGTTATTCTTTATGGTTAATGTTATTCCAAAAGGATAAAAACGTGTTGTGTATCGCTACAAAACAAGATACAGCTAAAAACATGGTTACAAAGGTTAAGTTTATGTATGATAACTTACCTTCATGGCTCAAAATACCAGCAGATGAACATAACAAATTAACACTACGATTAAATAACGGGTCTCAAATTAAAGCAACTTCAGCATCAAGTGACGCGGGTCGATCAGAAGCCGTTTCTTTGCTGATAGTGGATGAGGCTGCGTTTATTGAAAACATTGGTGAGATTTGGGCTTCCGCTCAACAAACATTGGCTACAGGTGGTGGCGCAATTGTGTTATCTACTCCTTTTGGAACGGGTAACTGGTTTCATAAGACATGGGTTTCAGCTGAATCTCAAGATAATGACTTTTTACCTATTAAATTACCTTGGTATGTTCACCCTGAACGAGATGAAAACTGGAGAAAACGTCAAGATGAATTACTAGGTGACCCTAGATTAGCGGCCCAAGAATGTGATTGTGACTTTAGCACTTCAGGTGATGTTGTGTTTTATTCTGAATGGGTTGAATTTATAAAAACAACAACAATCCAGGATCCAGTAGAACGAAGAGGGGCTGACCAGAATTTATGGATATGGGAACCAGCTGATTATACTAGAGAATACATGGTATTAG